TTTTCAGCAGCACCGTGGCTGTCGCGTGTTCGCCCATCAAGTCCAGACACCCAACGTTTTTGCAAACCGTCGACGCCAAGATCAACTGCGTCGTCATAACCACGTTGCGTTGTGATCGTTCTAACACGCCCGGCTTCAGTTCTCGCAATTCGAAGCGACTGTTTATAATTCGCTTCAGTGAGCTCTGTAATACGCCGCGCGATATGTGCATAGCCTTTACCTTTTGACGTCTCGCGGATTATCATATTCGTAGTTTCACGCGCTAGCTTCTCGCGGTTCTTGTAGAGGCGCGTCGAGAGTCGCTTTCCTGCGACTGGTGAGTTCACTACATTCTCGATAAACTTTTTATCAAGCCCGAATCCCTCAAGCACCATGCGATAGCGCCCTTCAAGTGAATACATCGCGCCGTTATAACCGAGCATAGCGTCTGCAGTTTTATAATCTTTGATGATCTGATTGACTTCTTCAGAGTTGCCTCCGAGTATTGAATCGATTTGCCCGGCAGTCCTGAAAAGTCGTTCAGCCTCAAGCCTCTGACTGAAAGTCAGATTTTCATAATTATCGATGTAATCTCGAAGCTCTTTTTTAATCTCTGCGAGTGTACTTTGGTAATTCGCAAAAAGCTTATTGTTCGCGACTGCATAGTTTTTGATTGATATGCGATCAAGCTCATAATTCCAAAAATCGAGCTGCGATGTAATCATAACCGCACCCTTTGGCATTTTCGCAAGAGCCGCCGGACCTTTCAAGATTTCTTTTCGATCATAAATAAGGATTTCAGCTTCATCGAATTCGTTTCGGTGGACGCCTACATAGCCGAGCTCTTTAACGCGTGCAGCAACATAAGAATCGGCGTCTTTTACGCTTGGATTCTTAAGCGCGAGCGCATGCACTTTATTGTAATCAGTTGACTCGCGCAATAGATTCGCATATTGTCCTTCGTCCATGATGAGATTCTCATCAACTTCAAAAACGAATATATGTGAAAACGTGTCTCGGTTTGAGCGTGCGTATTCTTCAGCTTGCTCTTGCGTAAATGTGAAAAAGTCCGCGCCAACTGATTCAACTGAAGGAGTGATCTCACCACGATAAAAGGCTTTAACATAATCGTCGAGCTCTGCTTGCGTTCTTGCCTTTATGCCTCTATAGATTTTGATCTTCGCCATAGCTCTATTCTACTGGAAGAATTGCATGAATGAGCTCGAGCTTGGAATAACGTTTATATCGTCTATATAGGCGGGTTGTTGCTCGCCGTGAATATAAAAGAACAGAGGTTTTACGCTTGCTGGAGTTGTCAGTCGATGATTACAACTTCCTCGCGCTGTCCACGTTTTTCCGTCTGGAGATGTGTCGAGATACGCTAGCGAACCAGAAACGCGTATGCGAATATATGCATGAAGCGTGCGATTATAGTTAATCGTTACATATTCACTCGCCCCTGAATAGTTCCAGTTATTGTGGCCAAGTGATATTTTTTCGCCATCTTGGTAGCCGATTATTTGTACGCGTAATTCCTCATTCGAATGTATAGCTGGGTTGTTAGGACCTTGCACACCCATCTGAAGCATTGCCGTAACAGCCTGAACACCGACCGGAAGCGTTGTCGGTGTAAGTTTTGCGGATATACTTGAGTTAGTTAAATCATGATTATCTGGAGTCGTTAATATTCCTTGCGCATATTGCGGAAGCGAAAACACACCACGCCCGTTAACTGCTGATATGTGAGTCGCAGACCATTTAGCCGAATCAATCGGTTGGCTGAATGTTTCTTGTATTGTATGAACTTTTGCCATATATTACACCTGAACCGTTGAAGCGATCGCGTGCCACTCTGAAGCCGTCGCGTTATAGATCAGCCCGATATAGAGCCATTTACCTGCGACGGTTGTCGTTGGAAGCGCTACACCAATCGGTTTATATACTGAGTTCCACGTAATTGCCCGCGCGGTTCCGTTGTCTTTGATCGCAATCATTAGTTTGTTTCCGTTCACAGGGTTGCCTGTAGGCGCGTTTATTGTCGCGGCGCTCGATAGATTGCCGATACTATAAAAATCAACGAGAGACACATCAGGTGTTAGAGTAGCAGTCATATTTGCGGCACGTGGATTCAATCGAGTTTTCAAACCGGCGCCTGTGATCTCAACACCACCTGTTTGAGACATTTTCATTTCAACAGATCCGGCTTTTTGCTTTAACTCGCTATCGCTATCGGTCGCGATCGTAAGACCGTTGTCGTTTCGAAGCTCGCCTGCATTATACGTTAAACCCTCAGCGCGTTTTAAGTCTTTTCCTGTACCAGTTGAGAACAATACGACTTCGTTTTCGACAGATCCGCTTGGGCCAAATACATCACCGACTTCTTCGATCTCTTCGAGCTTTGTTCGTTCTTCTGCCGTCATAATTTTAGCTGTTGCAGATTCGACCATATTATCCATGTCAAAAACGTCAGCCGCTACATTGTTCGGATCATAAGTCGCGGTTTCCATATCGCCGTCACCTTGATCACCTTTGTCGCCTTTATCACCTTTGTCGCCTTTATCACCCTTGTCGCCTTTTTGTAACGTCAAATTGAGCACTTGACTCGGGCTCGTTCCTGTGATTGTTGCGGCAGGTGATTCACCCTGCGTAACAGTTCCGATTGAAAGTGTATTGTTCAAGCCGTTGTCGCCTTTATCACCCTTGTCGCCTTTATCACCCTTGTCGCCTTTTACGAGCGTCAAATTAAGAGTTTGGTTCGGACTAGCTCCAGTGATCGTCGCGCTAGGAGTCGAGCCAGATGAAACAGTCCCGATCGAAAGCGTGTTCGCAGGACCTGCTGGACCTTGAATTGTTCCAACATTGATCCAGTCAGAATCTGAAACAGACCAAACGTAAAGATCACCGGCAATCAAATACGCTTCACCTTGCTCACCTGAGCTTGGAAGCGCGCCCTCATTTTGTAATGTGCCGAGAATGCTAACGCCTGATCCGTCTTTTCCTGGATCACCCTTTTCACCTTTTTCTAATGTCAGATTAAGTGTTTGCGCCGGCGCGTTTCCGGTAATTTCCGCATAAGATGTTGCGCCGGTTTCGACCGTTCCAATGCTTAAGCTATTTGCAGGACCGGCTGGACCTGCTGCTGAGATTTCAGCTTCGATCTCAATAACTTTTGGTGATTCGTTCAATTCAATATTTATGTCGCTCATGCTGTTGTCCTTCGTGTTATATCAGAGACAATTCCGAAGCGCGCTTTTTGCGTCGATTGAACAAGATCAGGACCTCGAACAATTTGGATATCATACCAGTAAAGATCAGGCTCAATCTCGTACGTGTCTGAAGGCAAAAGCTGAAACGAGAACTTTCCTTCGGTCGGTTCGTCGAATTCAGTTATAACCTTTTTGATTATCGCGTCATCGTCATTCTCTGGATTCTCTTCTGGGCTTACAGTAAAGAAAACAGTCGATCCTGTCAGATCCTGCTTCAGGTTAATGTTTACCGTGTATGTGTCGCCTCGGATCACATTCGTGATATCGTATTTCGCCATCGGTCAGCTCCTTACTGTTTTACGTTAAATATGACGCCGCCTTTGTCGATACGATTTGGATCAACATTTTCATCTTCGTTTTCAGTAACAATCGGAGGAGGCGTGTCTTGGTCCTCGTCAGTGTCGTCGTCAGCGTCTGTGTCGCTTTCGAATTCTTGCTCTTCGATTTTCTTTTTAACTTCTTCCCAGTCAAGATCATAGAGTTCACATATTTGCTGAAGCACAGTGTCATCATCAAGACGAGTCGCTGCCGCGAGAATTGTCTCAAGAAGAATCTGTTTTGTCTGAGCTTCTATTTGCTCATTCTTAACGAGGTCATTTTCGTTCACCATTGTTTCACGAACAAACTTGAATTCAACTTCGCTTGGATTGTAACTCGATCCGGTGCGGCGGTTGATATCCGCGACAACCATCTCGTTTATCCACTTAAGCAAGACGCGAAGACGCACCTCGGCTTTATTTGCTTTCATGTTTAGAAGTGCGTATCGAGATTTAATAACGATATTCGTGATGTTACCGTCACCAATTTGCGATGAGTCAAAAGCCATGCCGAATTTGTAGATGTTCTCTTTGTCGATTTCCATTTTCGTCTTGCGACCCTCGACAGGAATCTCAACAGTCTTAACGTCAACGCCTCCGTCGTCACCAGTCGAAACGGTTTTCTTCGCTTTTAGGTTCATGCGGAGTTTGTCTAAACTGTCGCCCATATAACCGCGAACGACATAGATCGCGTCTGTGAAGTCTTGAAGATTGTTCGAGAGAAACGCGTTCATTAAATCGTAGTCGTCGATCAGATCTTTAATCGGCTCAAGGTCAGTCTTGTTGTACTTGTTATTGTCGAGCCGCATGAAAGGAAGTCGTCCGTAATCGCGCCCAAGCAATTCACCATCTTTGTTTTCAGCTAAAACGTGAGGACGTGGATTCGGTTGCCCTTCAATCTCATCGAGTTTATACGCGCCTTGATCGACAGCAGTAAAGAACCAAACATGCTCGTCAGTCCAAACCTCTGCGCGGTGAAGTACTTTGGTTTTCTTCGCAGTCGTTATCTCTTCATCATAATAACGAACGAGGCGCTGCGGCACGTTGTCATTGTCATAAACGTAAAACACACCAAGGCTGTCGGCAACTTGGAATGTCAATTTGTCTTCTGCTGTCGTGCGAGCATACGCATATTCAACACCTTTTTGCGACGCACCTTCAAGCATTTCCTGTAAGAACAATTGAAACTCATCATCATAATACTCTTCGAGTTGCTCTTTGAACTTATCATCTTCATTCGTGACTTCGACCTCAAGCGGTAAGCTTAAAAGATACTGCACTTTTTGATCGACGATTTCAGTGAAGAACTGATGAGGAATTCGAATGTTTGTCGCAAACTTATCTTCAACGAGCTCGTCCTGATCGTTCATGTAGAAAATACGGTTGTTCTTTATTTCATGCTCGCCTTTATAGTACTCAACACCTTTGCGAGCTTGCTTTTTTGCGTCAGTGGTTGAATCGCCTTCAATAGCACTCTTAAGCGCGCCGGCAATTTGTTTTTCGTCATCACTGAGTAGCAAGTCTCTATCCATGATTTTATTGTACATTGTTTTATCAATTTACACTAACCATTTGCTCTTTGTCATATACTCTTCAAGCGCATAGCGGCACGCGTCAATTGAGTGATTGTCTTTGTCAGGATATTCACCTTTTAGATTTCCTGCGCGATCGTGCTCAACTTCATAACCTGAAAACTCTCTTGCTGTATTCGGGCAGCGCACAGGATCGATAATAATTTCGTCAAGATCAGAAAGCCAATCAATACCATGCTCAACGCTACCAGGTCCTTTCTTAGCACCCTTTAACCTCAAGCCATATTGATTCAATTCGTTGATCGTACGAGGCTCAGCAGAATCAGCTCTCACCCAGTCGTTTTGAGGATTAAACTTTTTGAGCAGCTTGACAAGCGCAGTGTTTCCGAGTTTTACCTGGTGGATCTCTTCGAAAATATATAAGCGTTTTCTCGTGTTGTCAAAATGCAATTTCATATAGTGAAGCGGGTGTCCAGCAAAACCGAAGTCCAAACCGTGCCTGATGTTGTCGAACACTTTGATCTCTTCGCTCGTTATTACTCGCAGCGTGATATTGCTGAAAACCTCTGCGCCTGTTCCCGTGACAGCTCCGAGATATTCATGTTCGTAACGCTCTGGCTTTGTTTCTTTCAGGTGTTCAGCGTCTCGTATAAAGTCAGGTCCGAGCCACTCTTTTGGAACTGATCGATAATCGCTCGAATGCACATACGTATCAGCGCGCCGCGATTGAACATCAACCTCATCATTCACCCAGTTACCTCTTGAGCGTGGAGGGTTAAACGTGTAAATCACAATCGTGTGCATACCACCACGAACGAGCGACTGATTTATTGAACGTATGTCTTCCATGCGGCCAAACTCGTCAACCTCTTCATAATGAATAAACTTCGGATATCCAACTTTGAACTTGGCCGACTTTATTTTCTTTGGAGAATCTGCACCACGAAAGCGTATTTGCTGCCCAGTCTTGCGATATGTCAAACGCATAGGTGAAGTCGTGGCGTGCCATAAATGATCGACGCCTAACGCAGCGATCGCCCATTGATATTGCTCAAATACAGACTCTCGAAGCGTATCGCCGACTTTTTTAAGAATGATTCCGTTTGCGAGCGGGTCGTCCATAATACCTTTTACGACTTCAACTGAAGCGAAACTCGATTTTGTCGAACCACGTCCACCTTTGAGCCAGAAGTGAGTTTTGCGTCCTTCTTTGATCGCGTGGTGAACGTCATAGAAACTAGGCGCAATGAGTTTAGTCAAGGAGACTGTCGGCGTCTGCGTCATTTATGACATCTCCTTCAATATAGTCTGTTCTAGTTTTTTGTCCAAGTTTTGGTATATCGTCCACGATTGTGACATTGCCGATTGCGATCAGAGGGTCGT